AAAAAAAAGGGGAGTAAAACTCCCCTTTTTTGTTTTAGAACTACTTACGAAACAAACCCACCAACACCAACAACGCGACTAATCCAGCAAATCCAGATTCGCCGAATTGATTGATTATAGATGTCAGGTTACCAATAACGTTGACACCAAAGACACCAGCTCCAAAGACTACTTCAGATACAGCACCAATAGCTACAAAAGACATCATTAAATGAGCTAAGTCATCTACATAGCCTTTTATCATTGTTATTATTTCCTTCATGTTTATTCTCCATTAGTTAACAAAAAAGGGAATCTCACCCTATATATAAATATCATATATATTAATCAAAAGTTAAAAATTACAATATTTATATATGATACTCTTCTACAAACAATCAAGAGGTAAAAAATGGCAAATAATTATGAAATATTTGAAGGTAAGTCATTATCAGACTTATTTGAGGATATATATACCAATACACAAGAAAATAAAAAACAACTAGAAGTTCTTATGAAAGAAGTAGTTGGCTTTATTAAGGATGGCGATACTGCTGTTCAAATTATTCCTATGTTGAAAGAGTATTTAGAAATCAATGTAAAGAATGATGACCAGTTAGTAAAAATTGCAGCAATAGTACAAAGAATTATAGCTTCTGAAAGTAAAGGTGGTTCGGAAGATGAGTTTGGTTTGTCAGATAAAGAGAAAGAACAATTAATGTCAGCAGTAGAGGATGTTGCTGCTGATGTACAAAAGCATTCGGACAAGATAACTGAAGAAGAAAAACATATATTTGAGAATTAAATATGCAACCTGGATATAGAAAAAAAACTAAGTTTGTTTCAACTGTAAGGGATAAGACAGGTTTTGTAAACTTAAATCAAGTAATGGATGTTCTAAAACAGCACAGTTCATCTGAAGAATTTTATGAAATAGAGCCTGCTAAAGTTTTACATGTTTACATGGATGATGAAGAGGTGGGATTTCCTTACTACTACAAAAATGATGTCAAAATGCCAGACCGTAGTTACTTAGGTGCGGTAAGTGTTAGGTTGTTATATTCACAAGCGGGTGATGAGTATTTAGATGAAATAATAAGACCATTATCTCCACATATCGTGTCATATCCAATAAAAGGAGAAATAGTAAATATTGCAAATTACAATGGTACGCTTTACTATTTTAATCCACTAAATAGTTATGGAAGAGTTAATATGAATAGGTCTAGAGTTGGAGATTCAGATAACCTGGTTTTACACAAATATACACAATGGAACAGGCCTATAGCTCCAGAACAAGGTGATACGATTATTCAAGGTCGATTTGGTCAATCCATGCATTTTGGTAGTGATAACAATCACATTAAACCTTACATAAAATTTACTGTTGGCCAAAATGATCCAGATGAAAATGGTGTTCATAGTATGCCAGATATAAATAAGACAAAAGATGATTTTTATCCTCACGTAGAAGATATAAATTTAGATGAATCTAGTATTTATATCACTACTAATCAGCATGTACCTTTACATATAGCTGCTAAGAGTAAAGTATTACAAGAACATTTGGGTGGACATAATCGCTCAGCTATAGTTCTCAATTCAGATTGTGTGACTTTTAATGCTAAGGACCCAAATGGTGATGTTTCTATGTTTGCACAAAGAAATATTAATTTAAGTTCAAACACATCAATAAATTTAGAAACTGAATTTGGTCAGGTTTTTCTTGGTGATGTCGATAGTACTAATGGTGTGGTTAAAGGAAAGGAGCTTACAGATTTTTTAAGAGAATTAACAAATTACATAAAATACTTTGCAGAGGAGATGAACAAATCTAACTTAAATACTGAACAACAAAAGGCTTGTAAGACACTTGTAGATGATATGAAAGGATTAACAGATTTTTACTTAGGAGATTCTCAACCATACACAAGTAGAAGAGTTTTTGTAACAGAGAGAGAATACGAACCACAAGAATTAATAGATAGAAATAGTGAGTGGGCTGAAAGTGATTGGATTAAAAAAGATGTATATTTTAAGCCAGAAGAAAAACAGGAGGTATAATGGGTTTAGGAGATAGATTAAGAGATTTTATATCAAATAATATAGATGAACAACTTACTGATCTAAGAGGTAAAGTAAAAGATTTAACCAAAAAGATGAGACAAGGTAATGTAGAAACGGAAGAGATAGATAATGTTATGAAATCATTAGACACACTTGAAAAAACAAAAGAAACTTTATCAAACTTAGGAACTCAGGTAGAGGGATTTTTAGATAGAGCTAAAACAGCTAAATCTTCAGCTGAAAAACTTAGAGAGGCTAATGTTATTGCTTCTGCTCTAAATCCAGCAGCAGCCGCAATAACATTGGTTCAAGAAAAATTAATAGGTAAGTCAGACGAAGAGGTAGCAGATTTAGGAAGCGCGGTTGATGGAGTAAAACCAACAGTGGGTAAAGTTGATAACGAAGTAAAAGTTATGAAAAAGGATTTAGATGATGCGAAAAAAGATCAAGAAGATAAAGAAGTTAGAAAGGCTGCTAGAGATGATATGCTCGGTAGAGGTTAATTTAAATAGTTTATATTTATAATAAATGCAGGAGTTGAAAATGGCTAAATCAACAAATAAAATAGTAAGTTTAATTAGAGAAATAGTTAGACAAGAAGTAAAAAAAGAGGTTAAGAATATATTTATTAAAGAAGGTATACAATCTATGTCTCAAAAAGTATCCAATGATACAGTGATGGAAGTTTTACCTGAAAGAAAACCAAAACCTAAAAAGAAAATTCAATACACCAAAAATCCTATGTTGAATGATATTTTAAATGAAACTGCGAATGCTGGAGAAATGGATGAGTATCCAACAATGGGTGGTGGAGTATTTGATACTTCAAAAATGGCACAAGCTTTAGGGTATGGAAATGATATGATTGGTAGTGATGAAGCCAAAAGAGAAATAGCAGCTGTACAAACAGCTCAAGCAGCCGGTGCTGATACATCCAATCCAGCAGTACAAGATGTGATGAGTAATTTAACAAAAGATTACAGAGGTGTAATGAAAGCTTTAGATAAGAAAGATGGAAAAATATAATGTCAGTAATTGAAAAAGATTTAAACCCAGACACTTACATTGGACTTGCCTTACCATTACGGCATGGTAATGAGGGTTTTTTTACTAAAACAAAAAGAACAATTGATCAATTAAAATTTGATATTAAAAATCTTTTACTAACAATTAAAGGTGAGCGTTTGGGAAATCCAACATTTGGAAGTGATTTAATGAGAGTTATATTTGAACCAAATGATGATGATATAGATAGTGCTATAGAAGAAAGTATAAGGGCTTCAATATCAGAATGGCTTCCATCAGTCAATGTTAGCAATATTGAAATAACTAAACCTGAGTTCAATCCAAATTTAGTGAATGTAAGAATATTATTTACAGTAGATGTGTCAGCAGAGCCAGCTGAAGTGGAGATTGCAGTAAATGCAAATTCCTAAACGGAGAAAATAAATGCCATATAGTCAGAGTAAAAAATCAAAAAAAGAAGTTAGATATCTAAATAAAGATTTTTCTTCGTTTAAAGCTAATCTAATAGAATTTGCCAAAATCTACTATCCAAACACATATAACGATTTTAACGAATCATCGCCAGGTATGATGTTTATTGAGATGGCTGCTTATGTAGGTGATGTTCTTTCTTATTATATGGATAATCAATTCAAAGAAAGTTTACTGGCATATGCTGAAGAGAAAAAGACTGTGTATAATATGGCTCAATCTTTTGGCTACAAACCTAAATTAGCATCACCATCATATGGAGAGGTAGATATATATCATACGGTGCCAGCAATATCTTCAGGAACAGGCGCAAATTTTGTAACTAAACCAGATTTAAATTACGCTTTAAAAGTTGGTAGTGGAATGCAACTACAATCTGATAATGGTATAACTTTTAGAACTACATCAGACGTTAATTTTAAATATTCAAGCTCTTACGACCCAATGAATATAACTGTTTATGAGAGTTCAAATAATATTCCTATTACTTACTTATTAAAAAAGACAGCAAAAATAGAAAGTGGTGAAATAGCTGTTGAAAGATTTAGCTTTAACGATGCGGTGAAATATGATAGAATTGCATTAGCTGCTGAAAATGTTACGGAGATAATATCTTGTACAGACGATGATGGTAACAATTGGTATGAGGTTGACTTTTTAGCACAAGATACTGTATTTACAGATGAAGAAAATTTGAATACCGAAGGAAATGATGATTACGCAAACGCAGACCAAGCACCATACCTACTAAAACTTTTAAAGACTGCTAGAAGGTTTAGAACTTTCATAAGACCTGATGGTAGAACTGAGTTAAGATTTGGTGCGGGTACTTCTGATTCTCCTGATGAAGAGATTGTACCTAACCCAGATAGTGTGGGGTCTACTTTGCCAGGTTCACCAACTTACTTAGGAACAGCATTTGATCCTTCTAATTTTTTAAACACTAGAACTTATGGTCAAGCACCATCGAATACCACATTAGTTATTACTTACAGACACGGAGGTGGTGTAGACCACAATGTTAGGTCTAGAGCAATAACTTCTATTGTTGATATTAATCTAACTTTAGATGAAACTGGATTAACCACAGCTTTAGTTAACAACACAAAGGGTTCTTTAGTAGCATTGAACGAAAGTCCAACTTCTGGTGGTAAAGGACCTGAAAGTGTTACTGAAGTGAAAAACAATACACTAGCTTACTTTCAAGCTCAACAGAGAGTGGTAACTAAACAAGACTACATAGCTAGAGTTTACGCACTTCCTGCGATATATGGTAATATTGCTAAAGCATACATTGTACAAGACACACAAATAGATCCTGCTACAATAAGCACTTCAAAAAAGAAGAAAAGAAAAAAAGGTGGTAAAAATACTCCAGAGCCACCAAAGCCTAGTATTATACCAAACCCATTAGCCATGAACCTTTATCTTTTAGGTTATGATGCTAGTAAAAAATTAACAACTGTAAATAATACAGTTAAAGAAAATTTACAAACTTATCTAACACAATTTAGAATGGTGACTGATGCTGTAAACATAAAAGATGCTTATGTGATTAACATAGGAGTTAAATTTAATATTTTAACAAAAGCTGGTTACAATAAAGAACAAATAGTTTTACAAGCTATAGAGAAAGTAAGAGACTTTTTTGATATAGAAAAATGGCAAATCGGACAACCGATAGTTTTAGCAGATTTAGCATATCAAATATCATTGACAGATGGTGTTTCAGCAGTTGTTCCGCCAGAAGATGTGGATGAAGATGATAGTGCTAGTGACAGGCCTCCTGTTACGATTGTGAACAAAGCGGCAACAACTAGCGGATACTCAGGAAATTTGTATGACATAGCTAGTGCTACTAAGGAAGGTGTAATTTATCCCGCAGCAGACCCAAGTATATTTGAATTGAAATTTCCATCAATTGACATTGAAGGTAGAGTAATTGGTGACTCTGCTGGTGGAGGAAACTAATGCATTATTTTATTTTTCCAGATATAGACACAACAATATATTCCGCTTCTGGCAGTAAGAATACAGGTTTGGATGAAATATTAGAAGTAAGAAAAGACCAAAAAACTGATGGTACTAATGTCAAGGTTTCACGTATCTTAATGAAATTTGATTTGTCTTACATATCTCAATCTATGCACAGAGGTTTGATTTCAACGGATGCTAAATTTTATTTAAATATGTATGATGCTAATCCAATGGAGCTTGGATATAGTCAATCATTATGGGCTTACCCAGTAAGTCAAAGTTGGATTGAAGGCGAGGGTTTTGAATCTGATAGTCCAACCACAACTCAGGGTGCTAGTTGGGATTATAAAACTGGTATTAACGAAGAAGATTGGTGGCATCCAGCATCTTCATCATACTCTACTGCACAAGGTGGAACTTGGTATGATGGGGCATACGCTTCACAATCTTTTACTTGGGGAACTAGTGATATGAGAATGGATGTTACTCCAATTGTAAATAAGTGGTTAGACGAAACATATCCAAATGAGGGATTTATAATAAAGAGAAGTGGTAGTATTGAAGTACAAAATATAAAAAGTGGTTCAGGAGCTGAAGGTAACACCGATTTATTAGGTAGTTTTTCTTTCTTCTCTAGACAAACTAATACAATATATCCACCAAAGTTAGAAGTAGAATGGTATGATACTACGTGGAATACAGGCTCACTAGATCCACTATCTTCTGCTGAATTAGAAGATTTGATATTTTATATGAAAAGTTTAAGAACTGAATATAAAGAAAAATCTAAAATAAAATTTAGAGTTATAGGTAGAGGTAGATATCCTACCAAATCATATTCTAATACTGCTTCAGAGTATTTAACAGCAAAATATTTACCAAGTGGAAGTATAGAAAAGATTGGTGAAGATGGTGCTTACTATTCTGTTATAGATGATGAAACTGGTGATGTTATTATACCATTTGGCTCAGGTTCACTAATTAGTTGTGATGGAACAGGAAACTATTTTAATCTTTGGATGGATGGATTTCAAGCGGAAAGATATTACAAATTTGAATTTAAAGTTGTTAGTGGAAGTGGAACATCAGATGAAACAATACAATATTTTGATGACGGCTTTGCTTTTAAAGTAGTTAGGTAAAAAAATGCCATATACAAAAGAAGAACTGAAAGAGTTACCTTTCTACCAAAATCTACTTAATGAAGATGAGCAGAATTATCTAAGCGAAAGAGAACGATTAAAACAAATAGTCTTAGAGCAAGGAGAAGCTTACTCTGGAGACCAATTAGTAAGAGATGAAAGTGGAACTATAAGAATTTTTGAAAACCCATATACGGGTGAACTATATGAAGATGAAGCTGCTCAGCTTTACCACTCTATTATAGTAGACCAACTAAAAGACGATGATTCTATAAATGAAATATTAGATAGAGAGATAAGGGAATTGTAATGTCAAGTCAATTAACGACACAAGATAAACAAAGACTACTTAGAGGTATAACTAAAAAGGTTGGCCAAAAACCTTATGAAGCTGGTTTATTTGGAGATCAAGGAATTCGTGATTTTGTTTTAGTTGAGTTATATGATTCTCTTGGAAATTTTATTGAGTATAAAGATTTAAGTACACTTGAAGCTAATTTAGAAGTTGACGATAATTATATAAAATTATTTCCTGGCACACATTTAAAATCTTTCGGATATGATGCTGGTAGATTTAATCTAAGATATAGATTTTTAAGAAGTTTAGCTGGTAGTGAAGATCCTGTTTTAATGAGAACCAAAGTTGGTTTTGAGGATGAAGTTTATCAAATTACTCCAAGTGCTGATAATATTTACATAGATGATACTGGCAAAATATTTAAAGGTACACAAGAACAATATAACCAAAATCCTAATATTGCTGAACAACTTTTACTTACAAATTACAAATACAATGTAGACGTTGTTTCACCAACAAGAACAGAAATAAGATTAAACGCGAAAAATATAAATGATGGTAGATATATTGAAGATTTTCAAAAACTACAGGAATCAGTTAGAATTGATGATGGCGATAGTAGTATAACTTTTATCAAAGTTTTAAATCTTCAAAACCCAGCTCCAGGATTTAGCGCTGGTTCACCACCACCACAGCCACAATTAAATGCTGCTAGAGATTTAGAAATAAGTCCATCCGATGGTGGATTTAGATTTACTTCAAATATGATTGGTGGAACTTTAACAATACCAAATGTTTTCAAAGTTGGAACAGAAATTGTTGATGTAAGAACTGATATTAATATAATCAGAAACTCTGGATTTGAAGATGTGGAGATAGATTCAAATACTGCTCAGCCAGCTATTATAGATGCTGGTTGGGATCAGAGTGTACATAGTGATGCTATAAAATTAGTAGATTGGACTAGTGGATTCAATCAGTTAGATACGGGAATACACGCAGGAAGTGCGCCTATTGGATACCACGCAAAGTTTGTTAGAAATGAAGGACTGAGTGGTGGTAATTGTTTAAAGTTTATAGACCAAAATAATTTGTACATAGACTATGATTTATGGCCTACGATTAATGGACACAGAGAACTTTCTGTTAGACAACGTTTATCAGAACTTCAATCCCTTGGAGCTTCTATCGGAGATGAAATAAACATTCAATTTGATATGAAAAGTACAAAGGCTGGTAAGGGTGTTGAAGTTGAAATTCAATATCCAGGTGAAATTTTCATAGAAGATCAGCCAAATGTTCCACCAGATGGATATTTTGATCCTTTTAATCCATATCAACCTACTGAAGAGATACCTACAAATCCTCCAGCTGGGTTTTTAGCTAATACTCCTGGAAACGCGGCTACAATTGAGGACCAACCACCAAGCAAAGTTACGGATATAATAACTACGTTTGGATTGGAATTTTTCGCACCGATACAAGATGTAACAACAACTTCTACTTGGGGTGGTGATGGAGTTTGGATAGTAACAAATATACAAAGTGGCGCTGGTGGATTTGGTGGTGGTGAAGGACCTCCTGGTGGAAATGATATAATTACTTGGAGTCCAAACTTAGGAAGTGAAACCTATTCAAAGATAGGAGAATTAAGTCAAGATGGAGAATGGAAATGGGATGGTATAAGTTCGTGGGTACCTGTAATAGCAGGTGGTGCACCTAGTGTTCCTCCTGGAGTTGCGAGCCCTGAAGATTTTAATAATTTAGCAAATGCACATCCATATCAACTTCCAGGTCAGGGTATACCAGAATTTCAAAGAAATACAATGCCAGGTGAAAATGCTGGGTGGCAGACTGGTACGATAGTAGGTCAAGATAAAATTATTT